AACAGATGGTTATGTACCTACAGTTATGATTACACCTAAAGATATATCTCAACAGCAAATGGCTACTATTAGACATAACAGGGCAAGAGGAACACATAGAGTTTTACAAATGAGTAATATACTACAAGATATGGTAGAACAAGGACTAGATGGAAAAGAAATAATGAAAAGGTTGCAAATGGAGAAAGAAGAAGTAGTTAGATTATTATTTAGAGCGGGAATACCGAAATCAGATGTATTTAAAGACTTAGAGTTTAGTAAATCATGGAAACCTAAAGATAAAGAAGATGAGCAATAGTGGGCACATAAAAAAGGATCTATTTCTAAAAGCGTTAGAACAATCATTAGGAGTAGTAACAACAGCTTGTAGAACAGCTGATATACCAAGATCTACATACTACAAATGGTTAAAAGAGGATCAAGAGTTTGCAGACAAAGTAAGAGATATTGAGGAGATAGCATTGGATTTTGCAGAAAGTCAATTACATACACAAATGAAAGATGGTTCTACAAGTGCTACAATATTCTATTTAAAAACAAAGGGAAAGAAAAGAGGATACATTGAGAAGTCGGAGCTTGATATTACAACAGGGAACGAACCTATTACAATAGAGTTAAATCTTAATGAGGATTATACCGGATCTAAGTAAGAAACAAAGAGAATGTTTTAATTACCTATTTGATAACGAAACAACAGAAATATTGTTTGGTGGTGCAGCTGGGGGAGGCAAGTCATGGACTGGTTGTGCTTGGGTTATAATTAATTGTTTACAATATAGAGGTATTAGATGTCTTATAGGTAGATCCAAATTATCTAATTTAAAGGCTACAACACTAAATACTTTCTTTGAGGTATGCGGACAATTTAATCTAAAGTTTGGAGAACACTATGTATATAACGGAAATAGTAACACTATAAAGTTTTATAATGGTAGTGAGGTATTTCTTAAAGATTTATTTCATTATCCTGCAGATCCGAATTATGATAGTTTAGGATCATTAGAAATTACACTAGCATTTGTAGATGAGTGTAATCAGATAAGAGAAAAAGCAAAATCAGTATTATCTTCAAGACTAAGGTATAAATTAGATAAGTATAATTTAATACCGAAACTATTACTTACTTGTAATCCTGCTAAAAACTGGGTATATACAGATTTTTACAGACCTCATGAAAATAACGAGTTACCTAAATATAGAAAGTTTATACAATCATTAGTTACTGATAATCCTCATATATCAAAACACTATGAGGAACAATTAAAGAAGTTAGACAATATAAGTAAACAAAGACTACTATACGGAAATTGGGAGTATGATGACGCAGATGACAGGTTAATAGAGTGGGATAGGTTACAGACCTCTTTTGAAAATAAGTCTGTTACAGGCGATAATTATTACATTAGTGCGGATATAGCAAGGTTTGGAAACGATAGGACTGTAATAATTGTATGGAAAGGTCTAAAAGTAATTAAGTATGTACAAATGGATGTAAGTAGTGTTACCGATTGCGCTAATAAGATTAAAGAATTACAAAACAAATATGTAGTAAATACATATAACATAATTGTAGATGAAGATGGTGTCGGTGGAGGTGTAAAAGACATACTACGCTGTAAAGGTTTTGTTAATGGATCTAAAGCGTTAAAAGGAGAAAACTACAGAAACCTCAAAACACAATGTTATTACAAATTAGCTGAGTTAATAAATAAAGATGAGGTATGTTTATATACAGATAATACAGAATTAAAAACTATTATTATCTCTGAGTTAGAACAAGTTAGAAGGACAAACATAGATAAAGATACAAAATTAGCTATTATAGGTAAAGATACAATAAAAGAATTATTAGGAAGATCACCGGATTATGCGGACGCTATAATGATGAGAATGTATTATGAGATAGATGCTAATATTGGTAGATATTATGTACAGTAAACGATTATTAACAAATCCCCTTTATATATTATGAAAGTTAAATTAACGCGAGGTAAGAAAACATTTAGATTTAACATTCCGGAACACTGGAATGAATTAACATTAGGTAGGTATCAAAGAGTAAACAAAGTATTAAAAGATGAAAAAAAGATACATCATATAGAAAAGGTATTGCGTATAATATCTGCAATAAGTGATATACCTAAAAGTGATTTATATCTATTAGATTTACCAAGTATAGGAAGATTAGGACAACATTTAACAAAGTTTTTAGAAACAGAACCAGAAGATGAATTACAACATATTGTAGATATAGAAAATGTTAAATACGGATTTAATCCTAAATTAACAGACATGACTTTAGGAGAGTTTATAGATCTAGAAACTTATATGAAAGACATAGACGAAAATTTACATTTAATATTATCTGTATTGTATAGACCTATAATAGCACAAGACGGAGATAAGTATAGGATAGAAGAATATAAACCTGATAGAGATAGAGCTAATCTATTTAAGAAAAAATTAACAGTCAGAGAAGTACATGCTGCAAGCGTTTTTTTTTACGATTTAGAGAGAGAACTGCTGATTCATTCTCAGAAATCTTTACAGGAGGTAATGATGGAGAACAAGAAAGATTTGGAGAAACAATAGAAAGTAAGTGGGGTTGGTATAATACATTATATATGTTAGCAAATGAAAATATATTAAATATAGACAAGATAACAAAAATACCTGTATATGAGGCATTAACCTTTATAACTTATAAACAAGACTTAAATAAAAAAATAGAAGATGAGCGTAGATTCAATAAGATATAAAACATATAATAATGTTGTAGATACCTTAGTATGTCTAGGGCAACAACACTTACAAATAAATACTACAACAACAGGAGATTTGTGGGATATTGATCTTGACAAAAATACTTTATTTCCTTTATTACATATAAACCCTGTATCTGTAGAAATAACACAGGGACAAAGACAATTTAACTATCAATTATTTGTAATGGACTTAGTCAATGAAGATAATAGTAATGAACAGGAAGTATTATCGGATATGTTAGAGATACAAAACGATATTATAGCTTTGTTAAAGAACGGAGAGATATTATATCATTTTAACACACAGGCTGGAGAAGAGGCAAGATACTTTATAAATAACGATTTTACATGCGAACCTTTTACAGAAAGATTTGACAATGCGGTTGCGGGCTGGGTTATGAGTATAGGAGTAATAGTAGAAAATGAGTTAAATACTTGTAACATACCAATAGACAATACTACGATATGTGTAAAATAATAATAGGAAAATTAACAATACAATTAATACCTTTAAAAATAACTTATGGATTATAACGAATTACTAGAAAAACTAGACAAAATTAGTATAGACTTAGAAAGCTATAATGATTATCCGAAGGCAGCTACTAACAACGCTAAACGAGCAATAAAATGGAAAGAAGAAAACGGCAGTTCTTGTGGAACCCGTGTGGGGTGGACAAGAGCAGGCCAGTTAGCAAGACGCGAAAACATCTCAAGAGA